CCAGGAACTGGACGATCAGCTGCACCAACAGCATAGTAACGAATGTTTGGATAGGTCGGGAAACGAAGGTTCTCAACAAGCCATTCACCAGTAGCAAAAGGTTCTACACCTTCTACAGCGATTTCAGCAGCGTTCTTTTCTTCTTCAGCATTGTTAAGAATATTAACAACAGGAAGATACTCACCTAAGCAAGAATCGCACATGGTCTCATCGTAGAGAGAAATACCCATAGAGTCAAAACGAAGAGCATAATGATTTGCACGAAGGCTAACCTTAGTACCACCATCAGCATAAGGAACAAGAGCTTCCTCTTCTACTTCACCACCAACAGCAAATTCTTCCTTACGAACAGCTAATTCATAAGATTCATAAATCTTCTTAGCAACATCAGCAGCTTGATCGGTAGGAGCTACATCAAAGCCAATAAGAAGTTGACGACCGAAGGTGTTCCAATTAGGATAACCAAACTCATAAAGAGCGTGAGGATCAAGAAGTTTTACAAACATGTTAAGTTGATAAGTACCAGGAACCATGAAAGATTCACCATCACGGCCAGGGAAAATCTGACCAAGCTTCTCAACATCAAGAGTAAGAATCTCATACTTACCTACATGACCAGGAGTCTTATAAACGATTTGGTTCTGGATAAAACGCATCCAATATTCACCACCGCGCTTGATAGTGAGAGGACCTTTATCTCCACCATTACGAACAAGTCTCTTAGAACCATCGGGCATGGTAAGAGAATTGAAAATTAATTCATGTGTGTACTGAAACATAATTTCTAAATTTTAAAAGTTAATAATTAAGACTTATCCCTAGAAGATTGACTTTGAGGTTGTGGTGCAGTAGGATCTGCAATAGTTTGGTTAACAGCATAATTGGTTTGAAGTCTAGGATCACTAGCATTCTCCATCAATAGTTTAACCAACTCATTTACAATCTCATAACAAACATAATCAGGAAATTCAAGAGGTCTGGTTTTATCTTCCGTGTCTATGATTTCTTGATAAGTCAATCTAATAAACATAGGGGATTTAATATAATCGACATAAACAGCAACTGGCTCAAATATAGTAGAATCATCGCCATATCTAATTTCTAATCTTACTTTAGAAACATTGGATTTTCTAGTATTTCTTGGTTTAACTGAATCTGTTACAGAACTATCATTATCAAAGTTGTTAATAACAGCATCATCATTTAAATCATTAAATTTATAGATGTTGTTTATATAAAAATATGGACGTTTATAGTCAGGTTTCATATAAACATTATGCATGATTCCAGCAGCCATATCTGCAGTTAATCTACGAGCAGGAAAATCAACATGATCTCCAGCAGAATAACATTTAAATTGTTTATTTACTTTATATTCTATGATACAATTTAAAATGTGCATATAATCAGATGGAAGTTCTGAAACATAAACAAATTTTTTGTTTTTTGCAGCAAATCCAATCCCATTCGGGATTTCTCCAGAATTTAAATCTAATTTATTTACATTTAATTTAGTTGTTGCCTTTAAAACTCGTAAATCATCAGAAGATTGTTGATTTATATCGTATCGATTATATACTTTGTTTATATATTGTTGGACAGCCTTATTGATAAAATAATTAAAGTCTTCTAACAAAAGACTTGGAGCTTCAACCTTATTCATTTCGATTAAAGCATATTCGTATAATTCACGGATTGTCAAAGCTACCTCCTTATTTTATTGTTAAACATTATAGACTGCCTATCATTTGTCTATTTTAAAACTTAGATTCAGATTTTTACTTTTCAGACTTTTTAGTTTTTCCAGGATTGACATCTGGTTCTTTTACTTCAGTATCCTTATTTGTATTATTTTCAAATTGTAATGCAAACTGAGGATATACATGTTTCTTAAGTGCATCAAAGATCGGCTTATTCATAGGTGTCTTAAAGAAAGTAAGCATTGCTTCATCAGTTGCTCCAAGATTTGTTTCACCGTACATCCACCAACCATTAACCTTACGAATAATATTCATTTCTTTGGCATCAAGAAGCATCAACTGAATTCCAGAATCCTGTCCAGTATATAGATCAATTATCTTCTGAGGATGTTTATCAGCCTCTTGAAGCAGATAATCTTTAGCATCAGTAAATGGAGCATTTTTCATATTACGTCCAAGTAAACGACACTTTGTAAGAATTCCGTTTTCAGAGTCCTTGAAAACATATTCTTCTGCTTCATGAATAAGTTTTCTACGATTAATACTGCGTTCAGAATCCTCTCCAGCAATATCTACATAAAGTTCTGCAATACCATAACGCTTCTTATCACCATCAATAAGAAAATTACCATCTGCATCCTTTGAATCACGAGTTGGAGCAATCAAATCATTATCTTTAATTGCCATCCACTTATTATACTGCAAAGGATCACTTAAGTCAAATGTAGTACCTTCAGTTACAACAATGTCCAAATCTTCTGGCAGAAAATATGCAGAACGAGGATCATTACGTTCAGCTTCTGAAAGTACCATATAAGAAGAGCCATCATTATCAATACGTACAGGTTTTACAAAATCCCAATTCAATCCATTAGGTTGTTTAGTTGGCATAAAGTGATATTCTTTAAGTTTGTAAACAGTACGCAATGTCACTATTTTATTTTCCATATTAGTCCATATATTTAGTTAAAATCTGAATCTATATAAAAGAACCTCTCCTCTCATCGAGGAGAGGTCTTTCACTTTATCTATAAAAGGCTATTAGAGCCAAGGATTCTGAGTTTTGTTGCTCATAAGAACAACAGACTTGTAAGGATTGAATACAGCGATGGAACCAGTTCCCCACATGATGAGTTTTGATCCAGCAACAGGGCTAGAAACCTCACCAGAGGACATTCCGTTCAATCCGCCAACACCTTGAATATAGTTTTCAACTATATCGGTGTTCTTAAAGCTATACTTAGCGATAGCAGGTTTACCAGTCTTGGAATCAGGAGTTAAATCAACCATGATAGCATATTTTCTATCAGGGAATTCAACATCAAGAGATCTGTCAACCTTGAAACCAATCTTATTCAATTTAGACTATATCTTTATCTTGCGAATTATCATATTCAAAAGTGTAACCTTTATGTGTTTTTATAATACCTTTCAAAACTCTATTTATTTGAGAAGACGTTAAATTTGAGTTTTCCTTTACACATTCGGAAACACTTTCGTATTTTTTTATTACAGTTCCATTTTTATCTTTCATTATTATAGGAAGAATTGAATTTTTTGTCAATACACTAACAAGCGGATTTATATCAGAATCGTCTCCAGAATAATATCTTCATTGATATCCTCCAGCTTGATAGTTTTTAAGTATCGCTTGTTTTATTGTATTTATATGTAACGTTTCTTCTGCTTCAGATGTACTATCAAAATATCTTATAAATTTACCTTTTAGTGTATATTGTGCAACTTTTTTCACATTAGACTCATAAGTAAATTCTTTTTTGTAATTTCAAAAATATCCAAATGCACTTTGGGATTTTCCTAAACAACAATTTTTAATTGCAGATCTAGCACTACTTTCGTTTTCAGTTTCTAGAAATCTAGCAGCGTCTCTTGCTGTTGAAAAACTCTGTAAATAATTACCATTTAAAGCAAACATATAAATACGTTTATTGGATTCTGGTTTGTTTCCACCCTTTCCTCCAATTGCAGTATTGTAACAAGTTTTACTTTTTAAAAGGGTTTCATTTACTATAATTGTTTCTAATCCAAATGCTTGCTGTTTACCTTCATCGGTATCTGGAAAAATCTTAATTGTTGTTCTTTTGAAGTTTTCATAGCCATATTTTTTTACTGCTCTATGAAAAGCAACATCTTTAATAGCATCTGTCTGTTTATAAATCCCGTCTCCAATATAACCATCAAAAACATCAGGATTTGTTTTGTGTACACCATAATAAAACTTTCCGTTACACAAATTGACTGTAATATAAAATATATATTTTAATTCCATAAGATAATCACCATTTCGATTATTATTAAACATAATCTATGCCTCAAAAAGAGGACTTACTAGTCGTTGAGCTTTGTCCACGCACGAAGCTGAGGACCTTAGTTGCTGATTGTCCAATCTTTTAATTTTTTAGCACTATCCATATATCGTTCCCGATTCTGTTACGGCTTAAAAGATTACCGGAGTTTCCAGCAGTTAGATGATTTTATTTATACTAGTTTTCACTAGCAGGTGGCAATAAGAATAGGTTTACCACCGTAAATATAAGTATCATAAGTAGCACCAGCAGAAATGTATCCATTGGCACCCTTAGACCATAGGAAGTCACCGTCGGTGTGACGATCCTTAAGGAAGAGATCGATGCATCTCTGAGCGTCATCCCACATAAGGCTGTTGCAAATAAAAGCATAAGAGTTGCCAGTAGGCTTATCAGCCTTAGCGTTCATTGCAGCAAGAG